CGCCTGCCCGGTTGCTTCCACGATCCCGGACGCCGCGACAAGCGCGCTGGCGTCGTAAATCTGCTGCCCCGAGACGGTAACGCTCGACGTTGCCTCAATCGTCGCGCTTGCCGTTGTGACAAGCTGCCCCGATATGGCAAGGCTTGCCACCGCCGCAATCGTCACGGAGGCCGTGGTTACATCGCCCGTTGCAGCCGTAACTGGCAGAAGCCCTAGCTCTGCCTGTGCGCCGTCGAATAGGCGCCTATACATGGCTTATGCCTCGCCCAGGTAAAGCGCGCCCGCGATCCTCTCGCCCGATGACAGTGTGAAAGCCGCAAGCGATAGACACGCATCGTTCAGGACTTCATTCATCTGCCCACAGAAGCGCCCGGAATGCAGGCTGTCGATATGCGTATAGCCCTCTCCATTGCCCGCGATCATGATGCCAAGAGGCTTGTAAAGCACGACCCCCATATTTCCCGCCGTGCCAGTCGACCCCGCAAGGTTGATGCTTTCCACCGACTTGACGCCGATATCGGTCCCCTGCATCGGAATACGGACCAATGACGTGCCGTCGCGAACCGCCAAGCTGCCGCCCAACTGGAATGCGGGAGACACCCGCGATCCGGTGCCGTCGCTGTTTGTATACGTCACCGTCGCCGTGGTTGCCGTCGATCCTATCGTCGTCCAGATGATAAGCCCGGCCTGCACTCCAATTCCGTTCGTGTATCTGGTCAACGTCGCAGTCGGCAGGTTCGTCGTTTGTGCCCCCGTGACCGTCCCACTAAGCCCGCCGCTGATGCTCAGAATATCAATCGGCACGATGGTAAACGGGTTTCGGTCATATCCGAAACTGCCGGCAAGGATACACATCCGCTTCCCCGATCCGGCATTCGGCACATAGCTATTGATTGAGAAACCGCTTGTTTTGTCTAGCGCCACGCTTGCCGTGGGTATCGTAGGCGCAGGCGCAAAGCGATCCCCGAGCAACGTAAGCCCCGCCGTCGATGTGGTCGCGAGGTTTGTCACAAAATCAGCCATATGCGCCGTTTTGAGCGTCTCCAGATATGCGTCAAGGTCCGCAAAGGCCATGTTATTTCTCCACAGCCGTGAATGCTGACGTGAATTCGGTCGCAGTAGCAGAAATGGGCGAAAACGCCCACGCCAGACACATATTGTCCGCCAGTATCGGCATACCCGGCTGACCGACCACAAAATCCCTCACGCCGCCCATGCCAGTGGCGCCGGATACCGTCGCGATAGGCCGCGCAATCGTCACGCCAAAGTCCCCCACCGTGCCCGTCGAGACCGACAATTGCACCGATGTGACCGACCTCACGCCCGTATCCCCCGCCGCAAGCGGAACCCGCACAAGGCGCGTTGCCTCGCGGAAGTTTGACCCCCCTAGTTGCGTCGTGGCAGTCGCCGAATTGCCGTCCTGGTCGATATAGGTCACCGTGCAAGTCGCCGTTGTCGTTCCGATCAGCGTGTATATCTCCAGAAAGACGACATTCCCGACCCCGCCCGTATTGCGAGTGATAGCGGGGCTTGCAGGGCTTCCCTGCACCGTCTGCGCCGATGTGCTCGTGCCGCTCAAGCCGCTCATGTGAAAGAGCCGGTCATACAGGGTATAATTGCCGCCCACCGCAGGCAGGACGGCGATGCTTTGCAGAAACTTTTCTTTGCCCGAGGCCGCGTTGGTATAAGGCGCAGCGCCCTGTGTGGATGCCGTAGGTATCGCAGCCGCCCCCGGCGCCGATCCGCCCGCTGGAAAGCCGTCATACTGCCACGCCGAATGCAAGCGCCCCGCGATAGGTGTCGCCGCCGCTGCACCTGAAATCCGCGACAGCTTGAAATGCACTTGCGTTTCCGGCGCCCCGCTCGACCCGCCGGAAAGCCGGTTCACAAGGTCCGAAAGGTCGGTAAGAGCCGCCATCAGTCGCCCTCCCAATTCGTGCCGCGAATGCCGATAGCGTCCTCTTTCGCGGCCACAATCAGCGCGGCAAGATTGTCCAGATTGACGCCGCTGGAATAGACAAGCCCGCCGGTCGCAATCGGTTCGATCACAAACAGACCGTCCCCGATGCTTAACCGCCAGTCATTCGTTTCTGCCGTGTAAATCACGCGCGGCGGTTTCACTTCGATATACATCAACTGCCCTCGTTTTTGCGGCGCCTGATAATCAAGGCGACATGAGCGAAAAGCGCGATTGCCGCGCCAAGCAAAACGGCCACCGTAGCCATAGAATGCAATTCAAGAACATACCGCCCGCAAAGCTTGACCTCCTCCAGCGCCACCAGAGGAAGCGCCGCGCCGATCCCGACAAAGCCCGCGTCCGTAATGCTGTCTACAGGTCTGTAACCCTGCAATTTCCACTCAATCAGAACAAAATACGCCACCAGAATGCAGAGAAAAACCGCCAATCGCGGCGGCATTTCACCGAAAACCGCCCCGAAACCAGCACTCACCAGCGCGCACACAAACGCACCAAGCGCGATGTGCCCGAATTGGTTTATGAAAGCCTCATACGGGCTATCCGCATAGTCATCAGGGCGATTAGCCTCGCCCCAGATATCCCGAAACAGTCGCATCATGCCGGGTCAGTCCAACGTGATATCAAGATCGGACGAAGGAATGCGGAAAACGCTGCCCGTGCCGATGGTGAACGTCGCAGGAGACCCGCCCGATTGAAGCTCCGCATAGCCAAGCATGTTCCCGCCCGTAGACGCGTCAAACACCGCCGCGTGACTGATGGTCCCCCATGACGCTGTTGCCGCAGGCCACTCGATAGCGGCGCTATTCGTGGCCAGGTTGCCCGATACCGTAAAGGTCGCAGCCTGCCGGGCATATGATCCGCCCGATACCTCAGTCCCGCCGCCAGCCTCACCCGGCGCCGCTGTGAATAGCCCCACATGCCAAGCCGTAGGCCGCGTTGCCGACCCCGTGGTGAAAGCCCATTGCAGGATCAGCGTCTCAAGGTGATTGGTAAAGCTCATGGCGCGCCCCTTCGTGTTCGCATGACTAGGCCGGTCCCACCGTATTTGGTCGCCGCGCCACTGGTGTTAAGCCGGTCGATTGCCTGCGCGGCCAAGGCTTCCCATACCTGGACCCGCGCATCCTCCCGCAGATAAGGCGCCGAATGGACCAAGGACGCGTAGAGATACACGTCCGGCGCCTCTGTCAGCAGCCAATTCGTCGTCACAGTGTCCGACAGCGCCGGGACCCGCGCATAATAGACCAAGCTCGCCTCATAGGTCTGGTCCGGCGTCGGGAACAGCTCAAGCGTTCCCGCCGTCAGCGCGTAGCTGTCAGGCTTGCCGGCAAGGTCGGCACGATCCGCCCGCAATTGCAGCATCTGGGCCGTGCTGATCGGCTTCACCTCCCCGCCGGACACCATCTGCAAGCGGATCGGTTGCACAAAGTCAGTCGGCAGAACGCTGTATTGCGTATCCAGATCGGCCGTGCTTCGCTTTTCCATCCGCCAGTGGCGCACATCCCGATTGGTCCGTGCCTCGCCCATGGCCACGAATGACGGGATAACCGCTGTAAGGTCATCACGCATCAGCGTCTCGGCAATCGTCGTCAGCAACTCAGCATAGGTCGACGGCATTACCTGGCCCTTCTCAATGCGGCATCAATGATCCTGACAAGCTCCTCTGTCGGCATCTGCCCGTATGGCGTCGAACGGTCGAGTTTCGTCACTGTAATAGGCTCCGGTCTGGTAAACCGGCTTACATCGCTCTGCGCCGGTGCCGCATTCGGTGCCCGCATCGGCGCTTGCATCTGCGATTGCCGCAGTTGGCCTAAGATATCCTCCAGCGTCTGCCCTACGGCCTTGACCTGCCCTGCCCGGCGCTTGGCGCCATAAGGCGACACGCCGATTGCGTTGAGAAGGCTAGCCAGTGCGCCACCCTCGAATTGCGGCCCGGCCTTGCCAAGTCCGCCGCCGTCGATGAAATCCATCAAGCCCCGTAATTGCATTCGCGCCTCCATTTGCCGAGACACTAACACAATTCATTGTGCGGCGCTATGCAATGCCCCGCAGATTGCGCCTGAGAGGCGGAAGCCTTGCCTGCCCCATATTGACAGCCTGCGCCGCATAGACCGCCGCCAAGCCCGCAGCATCGGCGCAATGGCTGGACTTGTCATGCTCCGGCCCCAGTCCAATGCCGCGCTCCTCGTCCCATCGCTCATGGTATAGCGCCAAGGTCGCAAGCCCTGTCTCTGTCCGCTCCTCGTGGAACCGGCACCGGGGAAAGATACCGCGCAGCGCGTGAACCCGTTGCATCGCCGCGCCCTTGCCCTGGTTCGGCACCACGGCCGTTTGAAAGCCCGCCTCGCGCAGAAACTTTTCCGGCGTGACCGCAAACACGGCGTCATGTCTCGCGCCATCATGCGGCAGGACGCATACAGCATCGCCCCATCCATTCGTTCTAAGCCATGCGACATGGGCAGAAAACTCTTGCCCAACGGCTTCATAATAATCAAGGAAGCGCAGCTCCTCCCCGATGTATTGGACAATCCAGATCGCGGTTGCATCCGCTGCCGTCGAAGTCGATCCGATATCCCAAACGGCATGAACCTTATTCATGGAATGACGGACGAAGAAACCGACCCTGTTTTCCTGTCGCGCGCGATGGATGTGATCGGCGTAGTATGCGCCCTTCACCTGCGCCAGGTATGCGCCTTCCCAAATGTGCGCATATACTGCCGGGTCAAGGTTCTGCTCTTGCTCTTTCCGCAAGGCTTCAAGCCCGGCCGGGAAGTAAGGATTATCCCGCCAATTCAATTCCGCAATCAGCATCCCGTCCGGCTTCCATTTACGGAAGCGTCGGTCGACCGGGCTATTCTCTGTTTTCGGGTTCCAGATAGACCATAGCTCGGACATGGGCTGACGAAACACGGTCGCTTCCAAGGCAAGCCAAGCCGCCTCGGGAATATCCTCAGCTTCCTCCACAATCGTCAGATCAATGCGCGCCAGAGACTTGATGCTTTGCTCATTCCGGCGAAGGCCGCGAAAGATAAACTCAGTTCCGTTCGATCCGCGCAGATAATCCTCGCCCACGTCATAATGAGCCGCAAGCCAATCATGCGCCTCAATCGCAGCCTTCACCTCGGCATGGAAAGACTGTTTGATGCTGACCTGGTATTCCCGGACGCAAAGCACTCTCAGCGGCTCTGCATAGCCCCATACGGCAGCCATGATCGCGGCGCTGTAGGACTTGCCCGATCCGCGCCCGCCATAGAGGCAACGATACCGCGCCGATCCGCGATTGGGCGACAGGACTGACACGACCTTGGGAGGAAGCTTAATCCTGGCTGTCGTCATCGGCGGCTTCAATCACGATACGCGTCGGTGACATCGTGCCATCCGTCGACGTGTGATCTATCGACTGGCGCGCCGTTCCGTCCGCCCGATCGAGCACGTCCTTTACCACGCGGTGAACGTCAGCCGTGATTGTCTCTCCGGCATCGCGCCTAGACTGCTCTTCGACGGCTTGCATCTGCGCCAATAGCACTCGCGCGGCAATCTCTGCGGCTTCATTGATAAGCCTGCGCCTCTCGCGCGATATCCCGCCCGGATTGCCAGACTGTCCCGCCTTCCAGCGTGTTTCGACAGGCGGCGGAACTGGATTTCGATTGACCATTGCTTGCACTCTCGCTTTGCGGGTGCATTATGGTTGCGAGCGCTCCAAAAGTAAAGAGGCGCGGCGGTTTGATCCGTCGCGCCCCCTTTTTGTGTCGGGGCGTTATTAACGCCGACTCATGCCTTGCGCGGTTTCCCACCCATCAAGCCAAGGCTCCACCCGGCTTGTGACTGTGAACGGGCAGCGGCGAAGGCCGCGCCGGTAATCGGCCATGCCGCGCTCAAAATCTAGAACGGTCTGCGGAAGTTTTGCCATTTGTTTCTCCCCTTGTTGATGCCCTGACCATACACCATGCGGCATGCCTGTCAACTAGTATTTCACGACTAGAAAGGCGGTTCCTCGCCCTGGTGCTGCGGCCGCCACTGTGCGCTGATGCCGCGCGGGACTGCTTGATGCGTCAGGCGTCTCTGTGATCTTCGGCCTCATCACGAGTGCAGTCGATGCCTTCGACTCGGCCCCATTTGATCTGCCCGCCTTCTTCCTCGACCTTTGCCAGCAGCGCAGCAGTCGCGGGCGCGATCGCATAATGTGCGTCAAAGCCGAAATCGGGGTGATCCGGCGAGACGGTGTTGCCGTCGCGGTCCTCCCACGGGCCGACATTCGGCATCGCATCGGCGCGTGCCTCGGCTTCGGTGGCGCCCAATCCCATGATCGCGCTCATGTAGCCTGCTCGGTCGTAAACGATGTATCCGGCGGGTATCAGTTTTGTCGTCATCTCTGTCTCTCCCTCTTGCTGATGTCCCGACCATACACCATGCGCCATGCCTGTCAACTGGTATTTTACATCATTAGACCGCCCCGCTCGATGCGTCAGGGCCGACCGGCAGCAACATACGCCCGCTGCCACGCATCTATCGCCTTCCTATAGGCAACCGAGAGACGGATCACCTCGGCGTCGTCGTGATCTGCCTCATGGTAGTAACGCGCGTCCCCTGCGCGCGCCTTGCCATAAGCCGCCACAAGCGCGGCCTGAAATTCGGCGTCTAACCTTGTCGCGGCAAGGTGAAGGATGCGATGGTCGGTCATGTTCGTCTCTCCCTCAGTTGATGCCACAACCATACACCATCCGCCATGTCTGTCAACTGGTATTCACGACTAGAAAGGCGGTTCCTCTCCTTGATACTGCGGCCTCCACTGCGCGCTGATACCGTGCCGGACTGCGCGCATAGCCTCAGCGTCGAGAGGCTCTGGCGGCTTCGGCGCGTCTAGCCCTATGTCACGTAGGAAAGCTGCCAGGTCATATTGGTTTTGCCCAATAGTCATGCTGTTTCTGCCTTTCCCAGCGCCCACTTGCTCCAGTGCGACTCAATCGCCTTGCGCAATTCAGGCTCATAAACGTCACCGCGCCATGAATTGACGCCGAAGGTGATCTCGTCTTGCGCGAGCAAGTCGCGATCAAAGACCGCAACATATCTTTCATCGGCAAAGACGATGCCAATCATTTTCCGTCCCCCTTCCTCGAAATCGACGACATGGAAAGACTCTCCTGCAACCCCGTTGCGGTGGTAACCGATTTGTTGAATGGTGATCTTTATCATGGTCGTCTCTCCCTTGGTTGTCATGCCTGGCGCATGTGATGGGGCCGGATCGCGCCGGCCCGCACAGATGCGTCATGCTTCAAAGCGCGGCCCTGCTTCGCGGTGAATGCCGGGCGCGCCATAAGTCCAGTTCATGTCCGTTCGCCACTCTGGCGGTTTGCGCTGGTCCCTCTCAATGATCCAGTCGGCGCAGCGGGCGCAAAGCCCGTATCCGGTGTCTTGGTTGCTGAATTGCAGCCACTCCCCGGCATTCTCGCCACAGCAGGCGCAGGACAGGCGGCGGGTCTTGATGCGCGGGTCGGTCATGGTCGTCTCTCCCTCTGTCTATGAGGCGACCATACACCACGCGGGCGGGCTGTCAACCCCCTAATCGCACTCTGGCGTCTTCGCATGATCCACCCCGGCCATGAGAAGCCAGAGCGCATCGCGCCGGGTCATGCCTGACGACCGGATCACTAGCTCGTCGTCATGGTCGAACGCTATAACGATTACCTCCTTAAGATCGGCGGCGTTGCGGGCGCAGTATTCCAAGCACTCGCCGGGCGTCATGCGCTCGTGTGGCGGAAGC